ATTTGAAGTAATGCTTTTTTTGTTGCTTTTGTTGAATTAATCTGGTTATTTAAAAGCATTAATAAAACATCATTAAGCAAAACATTATCAGCTTCATGCTTTTGTAATGTTTCAATGATTTTTTGCATATCTCTTTCCATAGCTAACTCCACTCAAGGTTAAAAGTATCAAGAATAATATCTCTTACATGCTCACGATCTAAAGAATCCCCATCACCCCAAATTTCAGGGCTAGATTCATTTAAACAACGCTGTCTATATATATATGTTCCTACAATAATCATCCCTTTAGTTAGCCCTTGTATGGGATAAACTGGGTCGTCTGTACCGTAGAAAGACCATACATAATCTATGAACTCTTGATCTTTTTTTGAGTTAAGATTTATTTTTGGTAATGTCATTATTCGTAGCTCCTAGATACAAATTTTTTAGCTTTTAATTCGTCATATATATATTGTCCGTTTTCAGTAAGACTCTCATAGCTATGAGATAAGCTAGGTCTAAACTGTAGATTCTCTTCTATTCTGCATCTACGAATGTAGTTAGGATGAAACATACCATCGTAATAATGAGTAAACCAAAGATGGTAAGCTTCTACAATGTCAAAACGGTCGAATTCCATGATTAAGATTTAAAAGGTGAGTTAGTTAAATTTATTTGAGAATTATGTATGCCTAAACTTTTTATTTCTTCTATTGCTTTAAGCAATAGTGGATCGTCTTTTTTTAAACGATCATAATTAATGATTTTAATTTTTTGCATAATTAATTAGTCTCATAAAGTGAACTTTCAGGCTTTATGAGAATCTTATATTCCCAACAATCGCAAGCTAAAACACCGAAATCTTTAGCATCGTGATAAGTCATGAATGAGCTACTTATATAAGCGTTCCTATCTGCTGGAACGTCAACAATGTTAAAATCTAAATCATCTTGCCAATGATCCAAGAATAGATTTAGCTCTTTAATATCCTCTGCTTCTAGGCCTGAATAGTCATTGTTGACTAAAGCCGACCCCCAAAAATTTGGTAGATATAAAGAGTGATATTGGAACGTCATGATATAAAAAGAGAATAAGGTGAACTAATTTCTAAAGTTTCATCTAGGAAACATTGAGCTAGATCTTTAAAATATGTTTCTGGATCGTGGCCTAGCTCTTTAATTTCAGAATCCCAGTAAGGAATATGTAATCCAATACCACGGAACCAATCTTCACAAGCATATAAAATGCCATATTTTTTTATCTCCCAACTTTTAGAAGATAAAAAGCTATCTAACGCATAAGCCAGAGATTCTCTCTCTGACCAGTGCGTATTAAAATCATCTTCTAGCCTTATGGCTTCTAAGATAATTGTTCTTAAAGGAGTCATAATTTGACTCCTAGCTCTTTTAAAGTTGTAGGTTCAAAGCTTCTATCTCTCTCAATCTTTAAACCACAAGGCCCATTGATTGTTTGAAGCTCTTCTAGGCTAAAATAGCCTAATTCTGGAAAATCACCGTCAACATATCCAAAACATTCTTTTGTTTTTGGATCGTATTCTGTGACGTACCATGTCCAGTGTGTCCATGGTGTAAAAAGCTTTAAAAAAGCTGTTGCATTAGACCCTTTTTTTTCTTGAGCATATAAAGGAGGCAATTGCTTTTCGATTGCCTTTGTTAAAAGTTGCATAAATTAGACTCTTATGTATTTATTCTACATTACCATGATAGAACAATAAAACAATCCTTTTATGTCACAAATGAAAACTTTTATTAATGATTGTCAGGTTCAAAAGCTTGAACCCTATAAAACACTCCAAGATATACCGCAGAATGTCTGGGACTTAATCTTGAACGATCATCTTAAAAATACCAATAAAGATATATATCAGACTCTTATGTTGACTAGGTTAACTATATATAAGGATGAAAAGAAGGGTTAAACCTTCTTTTCTTTCAATAATCCTTCAATATAAGACTGTTTTACAATCTTCCACTCTTTAGGATCCCAAGACCATTCCTTGTTGTAAGTTTGCGTTATATGTTTCTCTGTAGTGGGTGACGTTGAACCCTTTAAATAGTTTTTGGAGCGTACAAGATCGCCATTTGATAATTTCGCAGCTACTGGAGTTATGTAGCTATAAAGGATCTCTAAATCGTCAACTTTTAAAATTTGACGATTAGACCCTAGTGGTTTTAGTTCTAACATGATAATTTTTTTAAAAAGAAAGAATAAGAAAGTCAAGCCCTAAATTTTAGGGCTTATTGATTAGCTCTTGCCTTAATGCTATTTCAGTTGTTTTAAGTTCTAAAATAGTCTTAATTAGGCAATTGTAGGCTTTATCATTGGAAGAGTCTTCTAATGATTGATTAGATAATAAGTATCTAAAAGTTGAAGCATTATCTAAGCCAAGTTTTAACCCAACCGCTTGAAGCTGGGTTAATTCTTGTAGATTTAGCATTACTTTTACTTGGTGTTTTCTACTCATTTAATAAGCCCTAATAAGTCTTAAAAAGTAATAAAGTAGAATAATAAAAGCTAGTAACGTGATAAAACTACCCATAAACAACCTCCTTAAATGTTGCTATCTGGAGAATTACATCACAAGCCTCTGCATCTAATAAGCAAGGATTATATTTATTATTAATGAATTCCTTTACCATTAAAGCTGCATTGGTTTCTACTGGGTAAGTAAAAAGCGTTGCCACTGCTTTTTCAATATCAAGACCCGTGATGTTGTGGGGCTCTTCTGGGTCGTCTTGATCCTCGTTACATTCTTCAACACTAATTAAAGTTTTTTCAACTGGTAACTCTTTATTAATTTGATATCTGAGATCAGAACACCAATAATAAGAATCAGCAGTTTTTAAAATACTCTCTAAGTTTTCATGGCTTAGAGTTATTTCCTTTTGGATCGTGGCAGTCATGATAATTTTTTAAAAAAAGAATGAAAGAACCCTAGAACCCGTAAGCTCTAGGGCGTTTTTTTTAACCGTTTGCTTTTGCTTCTTCTTCTTTCTCTTTGATCTTGTTAGCCACATTGTTTAATGTAGTTTGAAGTTCAGCGAGAAAAGCTTTTTTACTCTCTGAGTGACTGTAAGAAAGATTACTTACAGTTGAAAGAAAAGCTCTTTGAAGATCAGAAGAAGCAAGTTCTACTTTGAACTCGTCGCCAGTCTTGGCACATACAGCAGTAATACTGTCTGGCCTCCAACTGCAAAGCTCAATATTTAGAGTATCCCCAGAAGACAATTTGATTGTTGTCTCATGTCTTGTAGTCTGTGATGCCATGATAATTAAAAAAGAAATGTAAGTGAACTTTTGAACCTATGGGAGCATAGTTTTTATCCGTGTAGCTATAGCAACCCTCCGAGCTTGTGACCTGCTGCGCTTGGCGTTGGGTCGTTTAGTCTCGAAGAGCTTTCGGCCCGTTTAATAGGCTTTTGCTATCGCTTGGCTATGCAGTTGTCTAGGTTCTTATAAGGTTAGGGTAGCGAGAATACTTAATACTCTCTCTCCATCCCTTATGTAATAAGTCTACCATGGCAGGGTAGAAATACACATGAGTATAAATACTCTGTGGAAAACTTTTAGGGGGGAGGGTTAGGTATTTTTGCCTATTGTACCCACGTCCCCTGAACCTAAATATATATCCGAAACTAAGTTCTACGTGGTTATGATAAGTCTTCTTTAGTTTCTACTTTTATAGAAAGTTCAGGTGCTTGAATACTTACATGTTCTACACTTTCGCCAATAACCCGTCCAATTGAATCCAATACTTGAGCAGCAGTTTGCAACTGTCCTTTTCTGATAGCTTTTTCATAAAGTCTGAGTCGAGCAGCCTGTAAACGAGATAACATATTCTCTCTATCTTTTTGCCAGTCTTCTTCATTCCACTGATTAACCTTTCTCCAATCCACCCAAGCTGTTGGAATAGAGATTCCTTCTTTTGAAGCGTGATCCAACACTAATTGTCTAGCGGGGAGACCTTCAAGTTGTCTTTTATAGAGTCGCTGCTGTCTTAATTCCAAAGCAGCTTTAGAACTGCGCCCAGTGCCAACTAATTTCCTCTGTTCCTTTCTTTCTGGGACGTTAGTGTTATCAAAATTGTTAATACATGAATCGGTCACGGACGCAACTCAAAAAGGTCATTAATAAAATAATAACCTTTTAAACGACTTTTGTAGTAAAAATAGGGGGTATAAGTACAAAAAAGGGTTAAATTAACAGTTATGAGTGTAAAAACAGCACCAGAAATAAATCTAAGATGGGCGCAAGGTCAAGTATTTAACAATGAAAAACGCTTTAGAGTTTTAGTAGCAGGTCGAAGATTCGGTAAAAGTTATTTGAGCTGTATTGAGCTTCTTCGTGGAGCGATCAATCGTCCAGGCGAAACATTCTTCTATTGTGCGCCAACATATCGGATGGCAAAAGATATTGCGTGGAAGGCATTAAAGAAGTTAGTTCCGAAGGTATGGATACAGAGTAAGAATGAGACTGATCTAAGACTGGATTTAGTTAATGGGTCGAGTATAGAACTGAAAGGAACTGAAAATGCAATGGCCTTGAGGGGTCGAAGTTTAGCGGGGGTTGTGTTAGATGAAGCTGCATTTATGGATTCGGAGGTATGGTTTGAAGTTATTAGACCTGCATTAGCTGATAAACAGGGATGGGCATTATTTATTAGTACGCCTGATGGAACAGCAAGTTGGTTTTATGATTTGTGGTGTTATGTAGCGAGCGATCCAACTGAAGAATGGAAACGGTGGTGTTACACCACTATTGAGGGGGGTAACGTACCAAAACATGAAATTGAAGCAGCTAGGGCGCAATTAGATGAGAGAACATTTAGGCAAGAATTTGAAGCAAGCTTTGAGAATTTAACTGGATTAGTTGCTGTTAGTTTTGGTGATGCGAACATTTCGACTGATGCAAAAGATATTAGTGTTGCGCCAATACTTTTAGGAGTTGACTTTAACGTAGATCCAATGTCAGGTGTATGTGCTGTTAAAGACGGGGAGAACTTGTATGTGTTTGACGAAATCATGCTCACAGGTGGGGCAACCACATGGGACTTTGCGGAAGAAGTCACTCGCAGATATGGGGTGGATCGAAGAGTAATAGCATGTCCTGACCCTACAGGTGGAGCGAGGAAAACGAGTGGAGTTGGTGCGACTGATCATAGTATTTTAAGGAGAAGTGGATTTAATGTTTCAAGTCCGAAAGCACCGTGGAAGATAAGGGATAAAATTACTGCTGTTAATACGGCTTTATTAGATGCGAGTGGAGATAGGAGGACGTATATTCACCCAAGATGTAAACAGTTAATTAAGTCTTTAAGGACGTTGACT